AGGCGCAACTGGCCTCGGCCGTGGCTGCCAATACGATTGTGCAAGCCGGCTCTCCGGCCGCGCTGGCGGCGATTGCGGCGAACCAAGCGGCTGCCGGTACGATTCCGGCGATCGCTGGAACCCCTGTCGCTGTGGGTACGGTTCCGGTTCCCGCTGGCGGCTCAGTGCCGGTCGTTGAAACCGACACCGTGTCGGTCACCGGGCCGTCCTCGTAAAAAACCTTTTCCTTTCCGGCAAACCGGCAGATACTGAAATCTGACCGGCGATGCCGGAAGGGAGAAATCAAATGGCCGAGAAAAAAGCCGCGAAAAAGACCACCAAGGACGCGCAGCGTCCAGCCAAAAAGAAGCCTGCGGGCAAAGCAAAATCCTGAAGGGGCGTTAGACTCGAAGCAAGCTAACACCCTCAAAAAAGAGTACTGTTCAGTTTTGAAAAAGCGCCCAGTTTCGGTTCGTTCCTGGGCGCTTTTCCTTTTTTAAGTGTGAAAGCGTGACACGCATCCAGCGCCCTTGCGCGCGGCCATCGTGCCCGGCGCTGGTCGATTCCGGCTATTGCGCGGATCACCGTCAAAAAACTGCCGCATTTGAACGGCGGCATGACAGAGAACGCGGTTCCTCGGCGGCGCGCGGGTACGGCTGGGCCTGGCGGAAATTCAGAGCCGAGTTTTTAGCACTTCCGCAGCATCAATTCTGCGCGGACGGCTGTGATCGCCGCGCGACGGAAGTTCACCACCAGAAGAAAGTCCGGGACTTTCCGGAATTGTCGAGAGTCGCCGGCAACTTACGGGCGCTCTGTTACGCCTGCCATGCGGCGCGCACCAAACGAGGTGAATGAATGAAAGTGAAAGCAACGCGAGAAGGTTTAGTCGGCGACGAGACCGCTTCCGGTTACAAGATCGATCGCATCGTGTCCTTCGTCGCCCTGCCCAGTACGCGAGCGTTGCACCTGTTCGTGCGCGTGACGAATCCACTGAACGGCAAATCGACGATCGCGCAAGTGCTTGACGTGGGCCCATGGTCGGAGCAAGACGATGCGTATGTTTTTGACGGTGCGCGGCCGCTGGCGGAATCGGATCGCAAAGTGGACCGCAACCACAACGAGATCTCGGGCCAGACGAACGGCGCCGGCATCGATCTCGGCGAAGCGGTTTGGAAGGCTTTGGAGATGCTCGACAACGGCATAGTGGATTGGAGTTTCGTATGACGGAGAAGCAGCAGCAACTCGAAAAAGACGAGCGAAGAGTGCGCATCGAGCGCGCCAAGATTGTCGATGAATTCGGCTTGCTGGATCAACAGCTCGCGGCTCACAAGCAGAGCATCAAACGTCTGGCCGATCTAGGCAAGCTCATTCGCGATTGGCATAAGGACCTCGATCCCGAACTGACGTACTCGGCAAAAGGTCAATCGTTTGAGGTGTCGGTCGGTGTGGCGGAAATGGAGACGCACTTTGCCGGCATGAAAGTGATCTTCGATCTGCTGGGCGAGAAGAAGTTTCTGGCGGTGGCGCATTTGACGCTGAAATCGCTTGGGACTCAGCTCGATCCGTTGGGCGTGGCCTCGGTCACGCACAAAGAAAGAACCGGATCGCGTAAGCTCATCGCGACGGAGCTGAAGCGTCGGGCTGTCAAAGCCGCGGTTGACGCAACCATCAGCCTCGAGAAGCTGGGCCGTCGAGTGAATCAGCCTCGCTAAAGCTCATCCACCGTCGCTCAGGATCTGCGTCATTGGTGTCGTTGCTAACCTGAACCTAGATACAAAACCGCAACAAAACCCTGGTTCGCGTTCACCCGTGGCCAGGGTTTTTTTGTGGCCCTAGCGGTGTCGCGGGTGACGGCGTGTCGGCGTCACGTATAAGCGGGCGTGCGGGGTGACTTGCGGGTCCTAATACGAGAAGGCAGGGGGGGGTCAAAATCCCCTCCGGCCAGGGCCGCCGCGACCGCTTGCCGCCAAAAGATTTTCTTCCGCAAAATTCCAGGTTTGAAGGAAAACACGAAAATGGCAGCAAAAACGAAGGTTTTACGGCGGGACAAAGACCGAAAGGCCGGGTCGCAAGAGGAAATGAAGAAAGCGCTCTCCGGAGACGCCGAAACACTGAAGCTCGAGCTGAGGGGCGCGCTCGAAGTGGAATCCGGCCGGCGCCTGCTGACGTATTTGGCCAAGACAAAGCCGCCGCAGGGCTAAAGGAACACAACCATGCTCATCGTACTGATCATTTTGCTCTTGCTGCTCGGCGGCGGGGGTGGCTACTACGGCTACAGCCGCTGGGGTTTCCGCGGCAGCAGCGGCATCGGCCTGGGCACGGTGCTTCTCATCTTGCTAGTGCTCTATCTGCTCGGTGGTGAGCGGTTCTAAAATGGGAAGGCCTCGAACACCAACCCCGCTGCTCGAGCTGCGCGGCGCGTACAAGCACGATCCGAAAAGAAAGCGCGCGCGGCAAGCCGAACCCAAAGCGGGAGGGCCGCTCGACGGGGCCCCCACCAGTTTTTCGGCCGAGCTCGTTTCTGTGTGGGACGAACTGTGCGAACTCGCGCCGCCCGGCGTGCTGGGCAAAGCGGACCGCTGGCTGGTGGAGGTGACCTGCCAACTGATGTTGAAATTTCGGGTCATCGGCCTTCTGCGTGGCAGCGGGATGAGTAGCGCGGAGTTGAATTTGCTCGTAAGCTGCCTCAGCCGCATGGGAATGACGCCGAGCGATAGGAGTCGTGTTGGCATCCAAACCCCCAAGGAAACAGCAGCCGGAGACCGAGACCGTCTCGCCGATCTGGCCGCTCACAGTCGAGCCGCTCTCCGGATCAACTGATCGCAACTATGCCGCGATCGCGCATGAGTATGCGCGGGCCGTCGTGGCGGGCGAAATCCCGGCCTGCAAATGGGTGAAGCTGGCTTGCCAGCGCGATATCGATGACCGGGCCAAATTGGACTTCGCGTATGTCTTCGACGCGGACGCGGCGGCGCATGCGTGCAGCTTCATTGAATTCTTGCCGCACACCAAAGGCGACTGGGCGAAGCGGCGGGAGCAGATTGTGTTGGAGCCCTGGCAATGCTTCGGCCTGTGCGCGATTTTCGGCTGGCTTGATCGGGAAACGCGGCTGCGGCGGTACCGCGAAGCCTACTGGAACGTTCCGAGGAAAAACGGCAAGAGCCTGCTTGCCGGCGGCGTCGGCAATTACATGCTGGCGGCCGACGGCGAATTCGGCGCGGAGGTGTACACCGGAGCCACTTCGGAGAAACAGGCCTTCGAGGTCTTTAAGCCCGCGCGCTTGATGATCGATCGCAGCCCGCGGGTGAAAGAGCTGTTCGGCATCCGCGTCGGGCGCAAGAATTTGAGCATCGCGGCAACCGGCTCGCTGTTCGAGCCGCTGATCGGCAATCCCGGCGATGGCGCGTCTCCGAGTTGCGCCATCGTCGATGAATACCATCAATACCGTACCGACGCGTTGGTAGATACGATGCGGACGGGGATGGGGGCGAGGTCACAGCCGCTTCTGTTCATCATTACGACGGCCGGCAGCAACATTGCGGGCCCCTGCCACAGTTTTCAAAGAGATGCCGAGAGGGTGCTGGATGGGTCGATCGAGCGCGATGAGCTGTTCGCCGCAATTTATACATGTGATGAATCCGACGATTGGACGAGCGAAGCGGCTCTCCGGAAAGCGAACCCGAATTATGGCGTCAGTGTTCTTCCCCGCTTCTTAGCGGATCAGCAGAAAGCGGCCGTTCAGAGCGCGCGAAAACAGAACATCTTCAAGACGAAGCACTTGAATATGTGGGTGGGCGCCAACGTAAGCTGGCTGAACCTGCAGCAATGGAAAGCGCAAGGGGATCCGCTTCTGAAGCCGGCGCAGTTTCGCGGCGAGCCGTGTTTCGGCGCGAGTGATCTGTCTTCGAAACTGGATCTCACGGCCTCGGTCAAAGTCTTTCGCAAAACGATCGACAAGAAGCAGCATTACTTTGTGTTCGGACGCTACTACGTGCCCGCGCAACTGACCTTGGAGCCGGAGCTGGAGCGCTATGCCGGCTGGGCTCATGACGGTTTTCTGACCACGACGCCAGGCGCGGTGATCGACTACCAGACGATCTCGGACGAAGCGGAAGCGGACATCAAGGAATTCAAAATCTGCGAGTGGGCGTTCGACCCCTGGAACGCGGAGCAGTTCGCGCAGGGCCTGGTCAAGAAAACGCGCGTGACGGCCGTGGAAGTACCGCAGCAGGTGCGGTGCTTGAGCGAGCCGATGAAGCAGCTGGAAGCGCTGGTGGTGGCCGGGCGCCTCCATCATGACGGCAACCCGGTTCTGGAATGGATGATCGGCAACGTCGTCGCGCATGTCGACGCAAAGGATAACGTGTTTCCCAACCGCGAAAAACCGGAATCGAAAATCGACGGCGCCGTGGCTCTCATCATGGCGCTGTCACGCGCCCTGGTGTCGGCCCCGAAAGTTTCGGTCTATTCGACCCGGGGCGTATTGACCTTATGAAGAACTTCTTGGCTCAGATCGACCTGCAGGATGTCCTTCTGCTGGTGGGCGCGGCGCTGACGATCGGCGGCATCGCCTGGATTTACCGGCCGGCCGGGCTGATCACCGCAGGCCTGCTATTTCTCTTCCTCGGCATGCCGGGCGTTATTCAGTTCAAAGAAGGCAAGAAATAAATGGGTATTCTTTCAATGCTCGGCATTCGCGCCTCGAGCGTGGAAGATCCGACCCAGCCGCTCATCCCGCATTCGATGCTCGAATCGCTCGGCTATGGCCGCAGCGACTCGGGCATCAACGTGTCGGAAAAGCAGGCGATGCGCCTCGCAACGGTGTACGGCTGTATCAAGGTGATCGGCGAGGATCTGAGTTCGGTGGGCCTCTCGATCTACCAGTCGCTGCCCAACAATTCAACGCGCAAAGCGCCGGATCACCGGCTGTGGGGCATGCTGCACGACGAGCCAAGCCCGTACATGAGCGCCATGATTTTCCGCGAGGCGCTGATCGCCTGCAATTTGATCTATGGCAACGCCTACGTCTATATCAACCGGGACAAAGCCACGCGGCCCGTCAATCTGCTCTTGTTGCCACCCGACAAAACGCAACCGTCGATGGTGGACGGCGCGCTCTATTTCGTCACCACAGCGACCAAGGAAGGAACGCCGCGGCTGCTGCTGGCTAAAGACGTGATTCACGTGCCGGCGCTATCCTTTGACGGCATCACCGGCATTTCGCCGATCCGGAACTGTATGCAAGCCGTGGGACTGGGGATTGCGGCGGAGAAGTTCGGCTGCCAGTTCTTTGGCAACGGCGCGCGGGCGTCGGGTGTGTTCAGCCATCCCGGTACGCTCGACACCGAAGCCTACGAGAACCTGAAGAAATCCATCCAGCAGGCAACGACGGGCGACAACGCACTGCGCCCGATCATTTTGGAAGAAGGCTTGAAGTGGGATCAGGTGACGATTCCGCCGGAAGAGGCGCAATTCCTCGAAACGCGCAAGTTCCAGCGCTCGGAAATCGCGGCCATTTTCCGCGTGCCGCTGCATTTGCTGCAGGATCTCGAGCGCTCCACCAATTCGAACATCGAGCATCAGTCGATTGAGTATGTGCGCCACACGCTGCGCCCGCTGGCGGTGCGCATCGAACAGGAGATCAACCGGAAGCTGCTACCCGCTCCGTTCTTCTGCGAACACGATTTAGATGAGTTGATGCGCGGCGATTTCGCTACGCAAACCGCCGGCTTCGAAGCCATGCGCAACGCCGGCGTTTACTCCTCGAACGACATCCGGCGCCGTCTCCGAGAAAACCCCATCCCTGCAGAAGAGGGCGGGGACGTATATCTGGCCCCGCTGAACTACGTGAATCTCGCCGGTATGGTCAACGGACCAGAAAGCGTGCCACCGGACAGCGGCGTGCCCGATCCTCCAGGAAACGTGCGCCGGGAGCGAATCACCGCGGCCTTCCGGCCGCTCTTCCGTGATTTCGTCGGACGGGCCGTCAACCGGGCGAACGATAAAGCGTTTCCGGAACGCGCCCTGCAGCCGATTGTGCGCAGCATGGCGGAGACGCTCCATTCCACGCTGCTGCCCGGCGCTTTCGACGCAGAGGCCTGGGAGGTGCCACTGAGCGCGCTGCGCGCGGACCTCGCACAAGGGGCGGGCTCGTGGACGAAGCAAAATTCGGCCGAGACGGCCACAGCGTTATGTGCCACAGCCTACGAAGGCCTGGCGGCGTTCCTGCTGCCCTGAAAAAAAACGGACAACAAAAATGAAGAACAAAACCTTTCCTGCGGGCCGGATGTTTGCCGCCGCCAAGCGCGATACGACGCTCGAGTTGCTGTGCTATTCGCAGATCGGTCCCAGTTGGGACGGCTCGGGGATCACGGCGAAAAGCGTGGCAGATGAGATCAAAGCCGCCGGCGACTTCACGGGCATTACACTCCGCATCAATTCGCCGGGCGGAGATGCCTTTGAAGGGATTGCTATTTTGAATCTGCTCAAGGCGCAGCAGAAACCCATCCAGGTCTATGTGGACGGTCTGGC